CGGGTGAACTCTCCGCAGCCGAAGACGAGGAATCAAAGATGTGATGGTAAACCTTGTCCCCCTTGACAGGGGTAATGCACGGATCGCCATCTTGAATCTCTGCGTAGGCGTGCGCGTCAAGCGCCCCTGCTGCCCCACCTATGAGGGCTGTCGCCCCCCATATATAAGCGTCTCTTGCCATGATCTTACTCCTTTACCCTTATATTCGGGTCTGCCTGTATTTCCGCCTTTTCTTTAACGCCCAATGCGATATTAAAAATCCCCATGTGGTGTGCTGCCACGCTATCGTAAGATGGATCCTTTGACAGAGCCATGGCTACAATATAATGCTGAAGCGGTATGGCATAGATATCGGCAAGCAGTATCGTTTTGTCCTTGGCGATATCTGCTGGCGTGTCCGTGTATGTCATCCAGACATAGCCCATGCTGGCTGCCGGTTGTTTCGGGTACACTTGGAAGATACGAGGCTTGCGATCGTCAAACATATAGAAGAGGACCGTTGCGCTTTCCGCATCAGTCGGCCATGACGGGCGCTGTGCGTCCAAGTGACTCCGGGAGATCAACCTGATTATATCGCCAGGAGTTTCTCCACCCACCCCCATATTATGAGACAACCCTATTAGAGCCATACCAGTTGTGGGAATTGTCTGATTGATACCGGCTACGAGCGCGACCGCCACGTCCTTGACATACGCATCCGGCTTGAGCCCCACAACGGCACGCTGTCCGTCATTGAACCATCCCAGCAACTCCAGCTCACCATATCGGCCATTGCTTATGTCTTGCAGGATGATCTCCGCCTTATCTATACAATTTTGAGCTGTAATTGTCGGCATAGCCTACCCTCTCTTTAGAAATACTGTACGTCTCTCCGGTAAAACGGTTTCGTCCTTGGGGATAGCCTGCAAATGGATTCCAGATCCCAAAGAGCTACTCGCGCCTCTTCCAGATGATACTTCATGTTTACACCACCTGCCTTTGCCTTTATCTCTTCCGGTATCCTCTTCAAAAGCCTGGCCGTGGTGCCATCTGCCAGCAATCCTTCGTGTAAGCGAACAGGCAGACAATCTGGCGTAGACGTGAGGGTGAGCGTGTCGGGGTTTTTATAATAGGAGATTGAGACCTCCTCCTCTGTCTCGGGACAGTAGAACCCCCATATACTCGCCCCGTCCCACGCAATCGCCTCAACCGAGCCGGTCGGGTTGCTGCCGCTATACTCTGACTTCAACGCTGCGACGTTGGGATAGATCCTTGTTATGTCGGATTCCTGCGTAAGGTTGCGTGCCCAGTAGATGCTGTGACCGAAGTCGGATGGAAGGCTGACCTTAGCCTCATAGCCCGTAACATCATCCTCGTATGCCTCAAATGTAATTGTCCTGGTCTTTTGCAGGTCCGGCAAATGATAGACGCCTGCTATTTCCCTGAGCGCCCTGTTCATATCCTTCAAGATCACGCTATCAAGGAAACCCTTGTCTGGATAGATGCTCCTGATATTGGCGTTGATACTGTCTATTATCTCCGCTACAGTCATAATCTCTTACCTCTCTATGGAGTTACCGGGCATTCCGTGTCGGGAAACAAATTGTTATGCTTTGCAATGATCGCGTCCTTCGCCGCCGATGGCATGGCTTTGATTTGTTCAGCGTTATCGCTTATCCACTTAACAAACCTGTCTTTCCCCAGGGGCATAAATTTACGGGTGATTAACCCGATAGCAATTTCCGGGGTCTGCTCTGGATTGCCAGGATCATTAAGAGCTGTTTCTTCTTTCTTTGCTTTTGTCTCTGCCTCTTGTTTGACCTGTATCCTCAGCCTCGGATCATAAATCTGATAAAACCCCGTTGATAACAGGTGCGCTCGATGTTCATCTGCATTGACATCACACACCCTTGCCCCGGTGCCATCATCCTCAAACTTGTACGTCCGCCCATTATAATTGACTTGCGTGGGCCCTTCTCTTTCAATTAGACATTCGACTAACATATATTTTATCCTCCTCGATCATTAGGTAAAGCAGGGCGAGGGTGAGGCAACCCCCACCCTGCCATCCGGTAATTAGCCGGACTGTGTTTATAAATTAAAGACCATACTCGGAAGCCCTATACAGCAAGTTTCCGTACACGGTACCCACTTTCGGGTCAGTGGCCGCCGTCACTACCTTGGCTGCAATAACCCTATCGTCATCATTATCCACGTCTATGCTGTCCAGGAAGGAAATGAGGTCTGCCCTTGCAACACCCCCAGCCTGTGCCACGGTTTCCGCGGTCATAAAGTTGGAGTTTGCGACGATATCATCTTCGTCGTCGTTGAGGATGCCTACCGTCAGGGTGATAGCCGGAGTTGCGCTTGAATCCTCCAGATCATCTGTCGCCAGCATGAAGTCCACCGGCATGCAGCCGGCCGGAAGGATCGCCAGACCTATAAGATCGTCTGCCGCCAATAAAGCGGAGACTTCATACTGTCCCGCACTCACATAGACCTCACCCGCGGAGTGTGGAGATGCGGGCGGCCTGCCTGATTTTACGTTTTCGCTTTCTTTGTAACTCATGCTCTTGTCCTCCTTATCTATTTTTTGTTGTGCCCGCTCTCACTTAGGGTTTCGTGGCCGCTGTGTCGATTGCCATAATCCCGTAATCGAGACCGTTAAAAGTGACCTTCTTCATGCCAAGGATAGACGACGTGCTGATGATAAGCTGGTTGCCGTTATCCCTGGTCTCTTCGTGCCAACCGAACCGGAGTCCGGTACCAGGTGAACCAAACGCTACCACCATGGCCTGCTCACCGAGGAACAGCGAACGAGTGGCTTCTACAGCTCCACCAGCACCATAATCGGTAAACCGGATGCAGGCCTTGTGCTGCTGAAGGACTACGCCGTTGTGCATACCGAGGGATCCGGTGAATATCGGGCTTTTGCGACCTTCCGCAGCCGCAGCCGCTTTCTGCATAGCCAGCCAGCCGGTAGATCCGGTATCCTGCCGCAGCTCATAGACCTGATACCCGTCACCGACCCAAACGTAATGCTCTTCGCCATTGATCTTGATCGGCTGGATCTGCGGTATCACCTGCGTGCCACCACCCATCATCTGAGCATAAGCAACCGCTTTGTCGATCAGGCTGACGGTCATCTTGTTGGTCGCTTCCACGTCCCTCTTGGCCGTACCATTCGCAAAAATGATATGGTTGCTGTCCGGGGAGGTGAACGAGTTTCCGGCAAATCCGGTATAGGATGTGGGGTATACATACTCCGTGTTGGTTCCACGGGCGCCTGACGCATACATGAAGCACAGCTCGTCGAATACCCGTGCCCACCACTCAGACTGACGCTTTCGGGCGACATCTCTGAGTTTGTGAATGGTTCTTTTCCGGGTCATTTTACCGCCGGAGTTGACACCGCCCCTCATCTGATCGATGTAGACGGAATCGCTGTAGAACTGGAGTGCTTCTTCCTTGTTCTCAAGGATGGCGTCTCCTTCTACCGGTTGCATGGTAAGCTGCATGGACAGGTCGAACGAGATGTTCTCGCCTGCGTCGCTTTCCAACTCTGTTAATCTCTGAAGGGGCATGGATGCGGCTTCACCGTCACCCATTAACTTTCTTCCCCAATAACTCTTGCGCGGCGTATCGACAGCCAGGAACGCTGAATATTTTTTGACCGCCTTTGCATCGCCAACACCAATAATAGTTTGACTCATGATTCCTTCCTCCTTCTTGGTTTTTTTGTTACTCCTGTTATGTCCTCTTTCCGGCTGTCGATTTGAACCAGTTGGCTATAATTGAACCATTGGACATTAAAAAAGGCCACTGCCGGGGATTAACCCGATAATGGCCTTTGCTCTCGTATGTTGATTGAGAATTAAGCTATATGTATGTACTTCTTATTTCTTTAGCAGTCCCTCCAGCTTCTTCTTTCCTGCTGTTATCAATTTAAGGGCTTCAATGATCTCCTTATCCCTGGACTCTTCCGGCGTTTCGTGTCTTACAATTAGTCCACCTGAGCTGCATTGTCCCAAGCCAACCGTAAGAGTGGAAACTTCACAGCATTTCTGATGAGTCACTTGTTCTTCCCTTTCCTTGTCTGCTTAGGCTTCGCACAGCCTCCCCGGCCTGCGTTCTGACCGGTGCCACCACCCGTTCCATTCCTTACTGGTTTTCCTTTTTTAGCCATTTGCCTTCTCCTTCATAAGTTTAATTATCTTACCCCACCATCCGCCTATCTCTTCTTTGAAAAGAGAGCCCCAATACACCACACACCTATCGCCTTTTGCGACCTTAAAGTATTGTGGACTATGCCCTCCGGCTTCAGACGCTTCAATCTGGTCTGCAAGCAGCCGAAGGCTTTCTACCTGAACAGGCCACCACTTCTCGTCGTTAACCTCGTCATTCTCTATTATTATAACCATTTTTCTTGCAACCTTAGCCATTGCGTGTCTCCTCCCCACATCCCGCAGAGCACTCGAACTGACCGGCAGCCGTGGCGGTGGTATTTTGTCTTTAATGTCGTGGCCTCCATACAGACCTGGCCGAGCCTCAGAATGTAAATGGTAGGCCTTTATGGACCTGGAGGGATTGGAAATAAGATATCCGGCCCTCATGATCTCGTAAGCGATTCTTCCGTCGCAGCCAAGATGCCCCAGCTCAAAGTCGCTATAAATACCTTGCGGCACACCCTTGAAGATCCAGGCGTCCTGACTCCACGAATGTTTCAGGAATACAGGGCCATTGGGTGTGATGTCCCATCGGGTAAGTACATAACTCTCAGCCGCTTTCATCCTTGCCAGGCACTCCAAACTCTCGTCAAAGAAGATGTCGGAATTTGCAAGTATGTTTATATCATCCGGGTATTGCTCCATAAGCTTAAACCCGTCGTTATATCTGATCCTGGCCCCGATATACTCTCTCTCTATCTTCGGGTGAAGCGGGTGTGTCGGTATCTCAGCGCAATCGACGATCAAGTGGACTGCACTGATAAGGGGATTTGCAAGATTGTGCGCCAGACAAATAAGATTGTCGTTATCCCTTACGTCAGATCCCGTGCTGTACCAGCTTGTGAATAGCCGTATTCCCATCTAATCATCCTCCGAATAAATATACATGCCCCATTCCTCAAATCAGGGAAGTCGTGTAGCAACTCCCAGTTTGGATCTTTCACCAATTCGTGAAACACTTGATTGGTCTTAAAGTCCTTATGGTAGTCGTCCAGGAAGAAGCACTTGACCCTGGGCTCCAGCAGATTAAACTCGCTGTATCCGGTAAAGGAGCCGCCGTCTATCAGGACAGAATCAAATCTGCCCCTGTAGACCTCCAGAAACCCTTGCTTAAACCTGCCAATGCTTTTCTGGTCAGACTGATACCATTCATAAACCAGCTCCCGGGGGAAACACTGCTTGTCTATCTTATTGTAAGGTGACTCCCACACATCGGCGTCAAAGTCCTTCACAAGCCACTGGGCGTTACTAATGCTGCTCATCCCCACCGGTACTGCAAAGTCATGCTCTTTCACCCTTTCGCACAGCGCCTTGAGCCTGTCGTCGTTGGTCTCAAGACAGTAGAGTACCCGTGGATCTTTGAGCCGGATCATCCCCTCAATAAAGCACTGAGTAGAACCGGACCCGTCCCAGGCGCCTATCTCCAGATTGACCCTGAAGTTATATCGTTCCACCGTCTCGGCTATTGCTCGTCCGAACGGATCTTTTAGAGTTATCTCACCCATTTGACTTCATCCTGTAAATCATTGTCTTTGTTTGGCCCCAGTGGCCCTCGATGAGCCTGCTTATCGGCTGGGGGAACTCCGTCTCTGCCTGCAGCTCTCTCCAATGCTGCAATATATTCTCATGGCCGGTGTACCAATCGTTCTTGAACTGGACATCCTTCTCATAATAATAGGCGTAATGCTCAAACCTCTGGAAGAGCAGGATTGTCTTCCCGTTGCCATCTTGCAGCTCAGGTGGTTCGTGAGAGAAAAAGGTGTCTTTTCTCCAGTCCCAAAGCCTGCGGATCGGGTGTGCAAGCCCTTCTCCCCATTCTCCGACGGCCATCAAATCTTTTCCCACATAGCAGTTACAGAGAAACGTCCCTGTCTTCGCGCCCTGTGCTACCAGCTCCTTTTCGGCCGCCTCAATCTCCGCCCTGGTCCATTGCTCGTCTGCGTCAACCTCCCATACGAAGGCATGGTCCGTGAGACTGTTGATCACAGCAGCGGCCGCATTCACCATCTTGGTCTTCGACTGCCACGGTCCGGAGGGCAAAACATGAATAAGGTTCTTATGCCTGGCTTTCAGCTCTTGCAGGTACTCAGTTGTGCCATCAATCGAGCTTCCGTCTTCATTGCTATAGTGCGCTGGCACTCCGGTCTTACACCAGCTTGTATCTCCGTTGCTCTCGCTTGCACCTTCCACGACAACCCAATAGTCAAAGGTGTCCAGAAGGAACTCGGCATAATTGTTATGCTTCAGGTGGTGTAACCCGTTTAATATTATGGTAAAGGCGATCCTCATGCTGTCGGCCTCACTATGTTCCAGTTGTTGGTCAGGATGGTTTTTGCCCATTGCCGGTTACTCAAGTGGTCGTAATAGAACTTAGTTTTTGAAGCGCAATCCGGGATAACATCAATGAGGTTGCATAACGAGCTGTCTATGCAGTGTATCTCACGCGCGTGAAGAATGACCTGATACCAGTCGAAGATGTTATAATCGTCAATCGGCTCGAACAACACCTTGTCTGCTATATCCATGGGGATATTGACCCTCGTGCCCGACCGTTCGTGACACAAGACATAGTCAGCGCCATGCTTGGCTACAATCAGCTTATAGAGAGCATCTTCTCTATCCTGCAGTCGTGTCCACCCGATCCCCCACCTTTCGGCCACCGGGACGTCGGCCAGATAGTACTTGGCGTTAATGAAGCTCTGCCAAGTGAGTCTCGTCCTCGTCCACCATTCGTCAACACTGGTGCCCCTGATAATTCCAAAGCTGAGGTCGATGACCTGGTCATATACGCCTTGATGGCTCTCAACCGGGGTACAATAGTCGATGTTTCTAAACAGTCCGTGGAACTTCCTGGGACATAGCCAATCAACCGTACTGCCCTGCCTGAAATACCAGTATGCTATCGGCAGGCAGATAACGATATCTCCGAACTGCCCGGGCTGATGTATGAGTATTCTTTTATTCATCCCTGCAACCCCAATTCTGCGATCTTCTCTATGATGAACCTCGGGTCTACAATATGCACGTCCTTGCTATACTCTAACGACAAGAACCCCTCTTTGTCCGAATAGTCTTTATAGACATCGAAGCATGTAAACCCTTCCAGCTTGCACATTTCTTTGATCTCGTGGTTCATACATTCGTGATATTTCTTCCGGGTCTCGTCGCTCCCCATGTATGGATACTCGAGGTCTTCCTGCGTCTCGTGGCTTGGCGGTGTTACCATGCAAATACAGGTCGTTACACCTAACGCAGCGTAATGCTGCTCGATCATCCGGTTCACTGTCCTTGCATAGCTTTTAACCAGCCCTTGAATCATCTGCCGGTATGAATCATCCTCGTCGAATTTAGATATCTGGCAGCGACAATCAATTTTCCCCAGGCAATAAATAACAGCGTCACCATCCTTGAGGTCGATCTGCTTAAACGCCAGGACATCATAGGCATCGTTCCCGAAAGCGTATAAGGTCAGTGGTCCCAGCCAGCCCGGCACAACACCGGGGATCTCTCCCCATCCTACAACCGCGTGGCTATCTCCGAAGGTATAGATCATCTACCCATAACCTCCCTGTAAAGCGCCTTGATCGTCGGTATCTGGCTCTCCATGGTAAACTCACCCCTTACCTCCAACACCTTCTTCCGGTACTTCTCATTGTCCCCGTATATCTCCGGGATGTCATCCATCGAGTTCACTACAACCCCAATGCCAGTCTGCATCACAAACTCGGCACATTCATCAGCGTTGAGAACGATGATAGGAATACCGGCAGCCATGTATTCGAACAGCTTATTCGGGATAGTGGCGTCATATTGACTGCACGGCTCTACACAACCCACCAGGCCCCAGTCATGCCGGGTCAGCTCTCGGAGCATCAGGTTGTAGGGCAACCGACTGATATAAACGGCACCCGACACCAGGTACTCATACATATACCGGTTGTTCGATGAGTAGATCGTGAATGGTATCCTTGCCTTTGTCAGACTCACAGCAAGCGGCCGGTAGTCCAGATAGGCGAAGGGACCCGGATCAGGAACACCAGCTGGGAACGCAAGTACGCCGCCCTCATAAGCAATACCTCCGGTCCTTGGCATTTCCCCATCAATAAACATCGACTCAAGACACATGCTCTGCACAACTGCCCGTGGCTTGTCCTCCTGGATCCTGTGATAATCCTCTGCGATTTGCATGCACGCCTGTGACGGGAAGATGTACGCATCAGCTACCTTCATAGCCAGATCCTCATCCGGTGTGGATTGTCCGGTACGGATACAGCCCAGGTCGTGACAGTCATAGACCAGCGGTATCTCCGGCCTTATCGACTTGGCCCGGTGTACTATCCAGTCCGGTTCATTGTGGACATGCATCAAATTCATATCCAGATTGCGGAGCTTTGCTTCGAAGGTCTCCCCTGAGTTGAACTTGGTCACTGAAGACAGATGTGCTTCCATCTCCGGACTCGCTATCTTCCGGGTGAAGAAATCAATAGGGACATCTGCGTTCATCAGCGCCAGGCCTTCCTTTACCATTCTGATACATCCATGATCTGATATTGATAATACGCCCAAAACAGCCTCCTTATTTCTTTTTGTCCATCGGTTTCCGGAAGTTTGCGACCTCGCGTGTCGCTTCGGCCTTCTCTTCCTGCTCCTTGGCCATTGCCACCGCTCGTTTACGGGCAGCGGCCAGGCGTTTCGGATCATCCTCGATGATCTTAGCTTCTGCTAAGGTTCTGACATCGTCCTCTTCTCTCCATCGTCGGTCTTCCGCTGTTAGCTTCATGCCCTTTGTTCCCCCTGTAGGCACTTCTTGTATTTGTGCCATGGCCTTACTTTTCCTTTGCATATGCTGCCATATCTGCTTCGGACATCTTACCCATTGCTTCTTCCAGGGCCGCACCTTCCAGTTTATCAAGGTAGGCAAACTTTCCAGCAGAAGAGATATTCTCCTCAGCGGCTCCAACATCCTTCAATGTGAGGGGCGCCTTCCCCTTTGCCTTATCTGCTGCTATCTTTTTGGCTGCTGCAACAAGCCGAATCTTCTGAGCTTCCGGCGTTTCTCCCTTGTTTCGCAGGGGGATCAGATAGGATATCTCCTTATATGCTTTCTTCAGGATATCGTAGTTCCCCATTGTTGCTCCGTCTTCACTCTGCAATATGGTGTTGACCTCTTCAGCAAACAGTTTCCGGATTCTCTCGTCATTGCCAACTTCGGGATGTATGCCTAAGTAATGTTCCTGTGCCCCCACCCATTGAGTCTGTACTGCGCTTTGCTGCATACCGTCAGACACTTTCATCGTGACTTCGAGCGTGGTCTGCTCCTTTTCCAGAACCTTCTCCTCGGCATAGACCGCCTCTTTTAAGGTGTCGTACTCGTCAACATCGATTTTTCCCTCGTCATATTGAGTTTTAATGTCAGCCAGCTTCCCATGTACCGCCTTGACCTCTTCGGTTATCTCAACAATCCGGGCTTGTGCCGTCTCTTTGTCTACCAGGGGAACTGCCTTAACAGTCGTGGAAACGTCGATTACCTCCTCTTCGTCCTCGTCCTGAACTCCCCCTTTGTCCTTATCTGCCTCTTTGGTGGCATCTGCCTCAATCTTGACGCCCTTATCGTCAACCTCTTTAGCAGCAGCAGCCTCTTTTTCTGCGCCAGCATCGCCTTCATCAACCTCTCCAGGCTTTCCAGCGTCTCCAGCCTCTCCCTTGTTGGTGTCGTCAACACTCCCTTTATCATCGGTCTCAAGAAGTCCCTCCTTTTCTTCTTCGCTCAGTCCTGCCAATTCCTCATCAGTGTATTCCATTCTTATTTTCCTCCCTTCGGTGTTTTCTCTGTTTTCATTGTCTGCCTCTCCCCAACCTCGATCTGGTTCAGGGTCTTCGCCTTCTCTATCTGGATCTTGTCTTTACTATCTCCAATCTCTCCCTCGGTCTTGGCCGTCTCTGCCCTGACCTGATCAATCTGCGCTATTGTTTTCTGAGCTTCGGCTTCGGTCTTATCGATGATGGCCTCTTCTTTCTCGAGCAGAAGTTCCTGTGCTGCGTCTGCGATCCTCTTCTTCTTGTCTTCCTCTTCCTGCTGTGCCTTTAGCCTGGCTTGGTTCTCTGGATCATTCGGGTCTGCGTTCGGGTCTTCCTGTCCATTCATGCCCCTGATACGCTGTACCATCTCTTTGCTGAGGCTTTCCGGTATGTCATGAAGCTCTACAATCAAATCCAAGAGGTTAAAAACTACCTCTGGCGGGAGTTTGCCGGCCAAATCAAGCACAGATTCCACCATTGCCTGTCTCAAGGTGGCATTGTAGGCCTGCGTATCAACCACAAAGTCGGCCTTACGCGCCGTTATGTCGTTTATGTTCCCATCCTTGTCAGGGGCATTGACTGTCATAAACTCCTGCTGCCCTCTGTCCCCGGTTATACGGAACGTCTTTTCATCAGGCATAAACTGTTCGATCAACGACAACTCAATCTCTCCGGCCATCTGCACGCCAAATCGGTGATTGTCGAATACCTCCGCTCCTATTACATGGCCTTGGTCCTGCCGTGCCTGTATCGCTCTCCCTGATGTTGCATTGGTCTCTCGCCCCATGTTCTCGTCGGTAACACCACCAACCTTCTGAATAGCAGCAGCGTCTTGCTCCATGAGCATAACGTGTTCTTTTGCAAGTCCAACGTGTTCATCAAAGATGACGCTCGACCCTCGCTTCTTCCTGATAATGCCATCGGGCCGGTGAGCTTCGTCGTAGAAATTATCCCAATCATCCGTAGCGTCATTATCAGCAATAATCCTCTCGCTTGACAGGAGATGCAGCGCCCTTGATCTGCGCTTGTTGAGATCGTCCTGGAGACTAATGAGATTGCGCACAGCTCCATACGGTTCATTTGTGCGTTTCTTCCGATATGCCCACAAGGGAACAAAGGGGAACCGGTTATGGTTGTAGGGAGATTCCGCATCCTGCAAAGGATAAGGCATCCCTTCCGCCCACATCATGCACCTGACAGTCATAAGCAGCGCATCGTAAGTAGACGCATATTCCTTTTCCACCATGTCTGCCATGGGACCGTTCTCAGCGTCATACGGGGTATTGTTGAGCGTTCCGAGGTCTTTTCCGCCCCGGATCATCGTTTTCTTGGCCGGGATTTTATACCAGCACTCTACGAGCCGGATACGGGATCGTTTTGATGTGTGGTAAGTAGCATCATCGTTGTCGCCGTCTCCGCCTTCATTTTCAATCGTTATTTCACTTTCATCTATACCCACTTCCGTATAATCGGTGTACGTCTTTGCAGTCATGGCCGCGGCCTTGAGTGCCGCTGCGTGTTCGGGATACATTGCTATTGCTATATCAAGATCAACTATCTTGGACCTGATCTCAAACCGAGCGTCAGACAAGTCCATCTCAACCGAAAGCGGGTCGTACCACATGCTCCGCCAATCTTCGTATCGGTAATAGGTTGGTTCATCTTCTTCGTCTCCGCGTACTCCCAGCTCGAGCCATCCCAAACCGGAGATAACCTCATCCTTAAACCCCCGTGACCGTGCGAATGGCGCCCGGTTGACATCAGAGTTATATTTCATCAACTGTGTTTTAGCTTCGGCGCCCTTGGTATCGTCCTGAGCCCGAGGAAGGACACTATAATCAATCCTGGTGCGCTTCTCGGTACCAACAGTCCAATCTATGGCCGGCTTAATCCTGTTATCGGTTATTGCCTTTTGCCCGCGAAGCTCCAAAGTCTCTTCATCGTCCGGATCCCACTGGTCGCCATCGTAATTGTCGTGGTCTTTGAGTCGCAGGAGCCTTGATGCACGCTGTCCCGACTTGGCTTCGCGCCACCATTCTTTACACCTGCGGAGTTGAGCAATAGCCTTGGCGCCTTTAAGGGGATCATCCTCTTTCAGCTTGGCTTCTGGATCCACTCCCATGTCTTTGGTGATCTCGTCGTCAGTCGGCCCTTTCTCATGCTTGCCTTCGACGCTATCCCATGCGCTTGTTGCTGTATCCATCGTGTCCACCCTATAGAATTATCAGGCCGCTTTCCGTAAGCTCCGCGCTTCTGCGTTGCCCGTTGATTATAATCTCCGCCTCGCCCACTATCAGACTGTCCGCTTTACTCTTGCTGTCTGGTACTGCATCCATCATCTCTACAATACCGTCCTGTATTACTTCTGCCAGCTCTGCCAGTTGTCGAGTATTCGGGATCCCCAGGTCGAACAGGTCCCACACCTGAAGGCAAATCCCCATCATAAACTGCGCGAAGTCCGGGTTATGCTCTTTGGTGTATCTCCAAAGGTTCTTTTCCTGGATAACAAACCGTTTACGTCTGTTAGATGTCCGGACGTTCTTCGGAGCCAGGACCAAGACTACCTGCTCGTCTCCATCGATCTCCATCAAATCCAAGTATTTTATGACTTGCCCTTTTGCCATCAGTCTCTCCTTAATTCAGATAATCCCGCCAACTGCGTGCCTCTGGATGAGCATTGAGGTATTCCAACTCCGTCTTGATCTCAAACTTATGGTTGCTTACAAACCTTAAAGTCTCGGAAGTCACCAGCCTCCGTGGGCTTAGTACCGGCTTTCCCCCGACAGATCTGAACGTAATCCCCTGTGCGTTCAATACTCTGCGTGCTGATATTGGTGTAATCATCTTATATCGCCATTGCCGATTTCGGCCTGTTCTTGAATCCTGTTGACCCTGTACCAACATTGGGAAGATACCCGCGTGCTCCCGTTCGCAGGCTGTCTGCACCATGAGAGGCGTAATTATGTAAAGGCAACTGCCTAAAGCCTGCCAGCTTCTCGTCCCATTCCCTTTGATACCCATCCAGACAAGTAATAAGCTGGGCACAATTCTCCTCGTCTATCCATGTTGTAGCCAGAAAGCGCCGAGTCTCGTCAATCCCCTCCATCAGGTCGCCACGTTTGACCACCATTGTTTTGGAACCAGGCATCAGTGATTGAAAGACCTCCAGCCGTGATTTGCCGTCTTCCCTGGAATAATCATGCACATTCATGTCATGCGGGAAGAAGTGCGTGCCGTAAACATAGCCCTTCTCCTGCAGCACCTTAACGTAATGGCCCATGGATTCGTTGAAATCCTCGTGATAATCTATCAGCCTGTTCTGCAAGCCAACCCTCTGATGAAATATAATCGCGTTCTCGTCGCCCCGCCCCAGATCCCAAAACGTATTGACGGGGATGTCCATCTCCATCGGGATGATGCCAATCCTCTTTTGCTCCCGCATCCGGGTCATCTCACGGGCGTAATAAGCACCCTTGAGAGCTACATGGAACGGTTCATCCGGTGTCGATGGAAACTCCCGGAGCATCTTATCGCCCTGCTGCCGAGACTTGAGAGCGTACCAGGCACGCTGATTAAGAGTAAACTTCTTGTCAACCTCGCCTTCAATCCGGTCCAGGTACTCCCTTTCTTCTGAAGTAAATGTCACTAAAGTAGTATCGTGATCAGTCAGGGCATTCTTAGGGTCGGAAAACCACGGGATAAACAGAAACTTGTAATCCATCTGCGTCAGTTCCCGCCCTTCCTTCTGTATGTTTCGAGCCGTTTCACACATATTGAAAAACTCTCCGTGTGCCCCTTCTGCTGTACTCTCTATCCAAACAAACTCCCCGCCATGAATGGCATTAAGGGAACCTGTAATGATCTCTGTTGCCTTGTCGGGGTACTTCGCGCATATCTTACCGAACTCAGAGACATGAAGCCTCTGAACGGTTGCCGATCGCATAGAAACACCAACATAGATGATAGAGCCGTTAGTAAATGCCAGCTCGGTTTTGCTATCTGTCGTGAGCTGAAATTCTTGCTTGAGATAATCAGGCAGATTCTTGTATGGATATTGAATCTTCCTTCTGAATATCTTGCTTGCATCATCCTTATTGTGGCCGATGATCCCCGCCTCAAGGTTCTTCGTAAACAGGCAATCATCAAGCAGACATATATCAATGAACGTCGTGCCACCGAACTGCCGGGCCTTGAGCAAGACATTGAGGAACCATGAGTTTTCCCATAACCATTGTTGGTTATAGTTGCACCGGAAGCGGACTCTCTGGCTGTGCTCGTCAACAATCCAGTAGAGATTATTGATTCGCCACCACTTAGACCCCATAAACTTAGAATAGTCCTTGGATCCCTGCGGGACATCAGGATTATGAAAAGCCATAAGTTCTTCAGTGGATAGCAGCAGGTCATCTTCGCGTTCCTTCTCACCCAACATTGCCCCCCGAAATCGGTTTAGGCGGCATATCGCCGTCGTTCCACAGTTTGCCTGGTATGTAACCAGCCGCTATGTCCGCTATAATCTGTTTCACGCTGACCATGCCGGTCATGTCCTCCGGAATGAGAGGCTCCCCGTCTTTCCCGGTCAGCTCTCCTCGGTCTATCAGCAGCCCGTGATGTTTCATTAACAATTCGATCATCTTCTCAAAGGAGGGGATTGAATACTCCAGGTCATTCTCGCAAAACATCTTGGACCCGTCCGCACTCTCAGTAATCTTGTGTTTCTGCTTGATCTTCCTCAACATGATCCGAACTTCGGGCTTGATCTCGTCCAAGGGCAACATCTGGACTTCGCCGCCTTCTACGATTTTGCAGTATTCTATAGGGTCAAGTTCCACTGCCGCCCAAAGCAGATTGACAACCTCATCGCCGGTTCGGTGTACCCTTTTCTCGCGTGCTTCTATCGCTTCTCTTATCGCTTCTTGAATCTGAGGTTTTCTCAGGTTTTCGTAACCGATTGCAGCCGCCGTTTTGGCGGAGTATCCCGCCGCCTTGGCCGCCCTGGTCGAGTTAAAATCATTGATATACTCATCCTTGAACGCCAGTTGCTTCCCTGTCAATTTTTTGACTTTTTCACTCATGCTTACCTCACAACCACAGCAATCAGCGTGACAGCAATAGCCAGCAGGGATAAACCCATCGGGCAAACTATCCACCACAGCCACTTGACCTGTTCTTTTGGACATTGAGCTATATGCGGGACCACGAAGTCATCCCACTTACCCCACAGGGTAGTGGCATTCTTCTCAAGTTGCTTGAGTCTCTCGTCCTGCACCGCTATGGTGTTAATTGCTTCCACAATCGCGTCCAGCTTCTGTTCAATTTTGTCTAATCGCTTCTCATCCATCAGTCTATTCCTCTACAGGTTGAATGCTATTTGTGGGGGATGGTTCTGTAATCGGTCAGCCTGTTCTGAAACAGGTCTATCGTAACCCTCCACCCTCCGGTGGCCAAAGACCTCATACCCGTCATTTGAGCTACTACCGTCAGGGGTTTATCCTCCAAGTCAGGCCCCCTTCTTCAAGGCCATAAAGTCAGCAAATTTCTTGTATCCAAACGAAGAGGCCACGGCTATCCCAAAGGCATATTGATACCAGTCTGGAGTAAACTTGAGGGCATCAAAGCCTTGCTTGACATAATCTGCCATCCCGGGGATGAAACAGAGGATCGCCGGGATAGAGAGTACAACGGTAAAATACTCGTCTTTCCAGCCCGAGTTGTTGATTGATGTATTCTCCCAAGCTATGTCCCCCGCCTGTTGGGTCCTGACCTTCTCGATTTTCGCCTCGGTCGTGGCCTTGGCAATAGCAATATCGCTTTCGAGTTTTACCTTTTTGCGTTCCTGCCAACCGGTAAACATAGATAAGACAGGGCCGGCCACAGCTTTTAAAATGGTAGCGATCATGATCACACCTCCCAGCGATTCCGGATCGTGATCCGGATCTGTCTGTCTCCCCCGGCAAGCTTCATAAACTCATTGAAGCCCTCACCTGGCGAGTTTCTGGATGTCAGCACGGCGGGCTTGCCACCGAGCACTCCGAATTTTTCGGCGATAAGCACGCAGCCGAGGGTATTTGTCAACTTGTTGCCCCAGTGGTTCAGCACATGCGTCCGGCCGGGGATATCCTTGATCTCATACACGCGCCCGTATTTCGGGCTGTTCACCAGCTCGGCGATATACTCGCCCTCCGGGATGCAGGAGATATCCGGCTGATTGTCTCGCCATGGAGGTTCGAGGGTGACGGCAAAGGGGATGCCTTCAAACAGATAGCCACCGAACGATCCGTGGTCGGTATTCGCGATCCTTAAAATTGCAAAATTCTTCATGTCATCCTTCCGTCAACAAAACCAATTAAACCACAAATTTTTAGGCTTGGGGAGGTAAACAAGGGTTAACTATAGTAAACAAGGGTAAACTATAGCGCATAATTTAAGACTTCTCTTGATATTTTGAGTCAAACTCAACCAACTCGTGTCGCAGGAACATCGGCCTCCCTGATTGTGTTCGGCGCAGGGGCAGGTGGTAGTTGCTGATGAATTTCAAGGCGCCAGTCCATGAGCTGATGTCGTACATCTGCTCAAACATCCCCAAGATTGCCTTCCGGCCTATGATCCTGTCACTCACCTTTCAATTCCTTCTCAATTATCAC